CTGGTCATCTCGCTAACGCCCCGCGTCCGCCCGCGGGCAGAGCCGTAGCCTCTCATTGTTAATGATTCGAGCCCGACAAAGCATTTGCTGCTAGTGGTACTACCCCCCACGGAGGGCGCACGCATGGAATGTGGGCAAATCTCAGACGAAGGAGCGCTCGCGAGCCTCGACCGTAAACTGCAACTGGTGCGCGACCGGGTAACGGCCGTCGCGAGGGACTACCAAACAGGGCTGTACATCTACGGCACGGGCGGGATCGGGAAGTCCTACACCATCCTACAGCACCTCGACCGCCTCGAAACGACGTACAAACTCTTCAATTCCCGCATGACGGCCAGGGGGTTGTTCCGCGCTTTGGGGAAGGCCCCTGACGCCACCCACGTCCTGGAGGACATGGAGCGGCTGACCAACGACCGCGACGCCCAGGGGGTGCTCCGCTCGGCGTTGTGGGCACAGCCTGGGCGCGATCGCGTCGTGACCTGGACCACGGGCACGGGCGGTGAGGAACACTTCGTTTTTCGCGGTGGCATCATCCTCTTGGCGAATCGGCCGCTAGCAGACCTGCCCGAACTGCGGGCGCTGGCCACAAGGATCTCCGTCATGCGGCTGGAGGTGACCGATGCTGAGTTGGCGGCCCTGATGCGCGACCTCGCCGCTGGCGGCTACGGCCGCGACGGCAAGCAACTGCTGGAGCCGGAGAAGTGCCGCGAGGTGACCGAGCACCTCATCCGCGAGTGCCAGACGGCCGGGTGCCCCCTGGACCTGCGCCTACAAGAGAACAGCTACCTCGACTATCTGCTATGGGAGGCGGACCATGCCGCCTGTGGGTGGCAGGATCTGGTGACGGCCCGCGTGCACGAAGCGGCGCGCCACTTCCGCCAGCAAATCAACACCCTGTCCCAGGAGGAGCGGCGGGCGCAGCGGCGGGGCATCGTCCGGGAGATCGTCCGCCAGACCGACGACGCCGACGAGCAACTGCGGCTCTACCAGGAGCGCACCGGGAAGAGCCGCGCGGATTATTTTCGGCGCAAGCGCGAGGTGGAGAGTGGTGAGTTTGACGGCGAGGGCGCCGCGTAAACGTGTCAGCGTCTCACAGTCTCAAGTCTCAGGGCGCGCTCGCTGAGACTTGAGACAGAGAGTCACCGCTGCAACTCCATTCCCCCGGCGCATCCCGCACAACCCGAACGCAGCACCACCCCGCTGTGGAGATGGTGCCGCGGACCCATCCACACCGCCCTGGCGACGGCAGTACGATACAGGTTTCGGGCAGTTGTGGTGTGTGTCGCGACCGCCACGGCTCAACGCGGCCCGGGCGGGGCCAGGTGGTTCCCTCGTTTCCACCAAACCCCGACGGGCCAGTCCGAACCCAAAACGAGGTTTCCCCATGCCCGCACGTACGAACCACGCCGTCGCCACTGTCGTCGCCGAATTCAGGAGGTGGATTCGGGAAACTCGGAGCATGCTGCATCTGTTAGGACACGACAGCATGCTGACTCTGTTAGGCCACGACGTGGATACGGAGGAATACTATTCCCTGTTTGACCCTGATGACATCTTGGAGTTGTGGGCGCAATGGCGCAGTCGTCTCGCTCACTACGCCCCTCCCCCCGAGCCGGCCCTGCGGACTTTGGCCGACGCTCACCAGGCCCTCGACTCGCTACAGCGCAGGTTAGAAGAACTGTTCGGGCCGCCGCCCCCTGAAGAGGTTCGAGAGACCTGGGCGGGGCTCGACCTGGACGCGGTAGAGGGCGGTGGCGATAAGGCTGAAATAGATGAGGAGGCTGAGGGGGTTAACAGCGGGGCCAACGGCGGGCCGACTCTCCGCAAACAAACCTACAAATGGTGGGCGGTAGGGTGGGATGGATTAAAGAGGCGATGGGTTTTGTTCAAGCATCGCCGAGAACGTTTGCGTGAGTACAAACACGTCAAGGGAATCAGTGCCGGGACGCAGCACGCACTACTCATGGGATTCGTGGAAGGACGCGGCCAGCTGACCATGAAGGCGGCAAAAAAAATTGCCGGTCGCACCACCCCCTGCGACACAGCGATACAAGTAAGGCGTCGGGTCAACCCCGAACTGAACCACATAAAGAATGCCATCCTGGAAGCAATGGGAAAGGACAGGCGGAAGGCCGAGAGCCCATTCGAGTACGACCCCAATTTGGGGGAAGAGGTCGGTGGGGCCTGGATGTCGCACCTGACAATCGGAACAACCACCGTGGAAGAGGGCGACCTTTGCTTCGTCCCTCCCGAGCCGACGTGACCGGCTGACGCCGCCGTCGAGTTGGGATTCCCAACTCAAAATCCGGTTGACCAGTTGGGCGCCCGGCTGTTTTTTCTCAACTTTTTCTCCGAGCACAATTCTAATCCTACCATCAACTTAGGCTGACGGCGCCGACGACGCGCCACGGTTTTTCCCGCCATCCCAACTCCCGACCAACCCTTAACCCTGTGAGCGGCCGCGGTTGATGACGGCCGACAACCAAACAGGGTAGGGCGATGGCGAACTTTGTGTTTGTCTCTGAGGCGTCCCGCCGCATTCCCGGGTCGTGCCCCAAGGACATTTCAGTCCTCTTCTACCTCCGCAAGCTCGACGACGCCCGCTGCCCAATCGTCGGCGGCCGCCGGCTCATCCCGGAAGATTACTTGCCCGAAATCGAGCGCGCCCTCCGCGAGGCGGGAAAACTGGAGGGTTCGCCATGCGCATGACCATCCGGCAGTACGAGCGCGAGAACCTTGGCGTCGCCCTGCCAGAGCCCCTGCAAGCGGGCCTGACCGTCGCCGACGCGGCCCGGCGCTACCGTGTTAGCCCGGACAAGATACGGGCCTTCATTGCGCGAGGCGAATTGGCTGCGGTCAACACTGCTTCCGTTTTATGCGCCAAGCCGCGTTGGATCATCCTGCCGGACAGTTTGGCCGCGTTCGAGCGCCGGCGCGCGAGCGGCCCCGCGCCCAAGCCCCGCCGTCGGCCGCGGCAGACCGGCCTCGTGGACTACTTCCCTGACACCCCCGACGAGCGGATAGGGGGTGAGCGCGAATGACCACCGCCACCGCCAGACCACCGGCCCTCCCCGTCATCCCCGACGCCAACCACGACGAGAGGGGGCACGGCGACACCCCTGGGCAACTCGACCGATTGACGCACAACCTCATCCGGAAAAAGGCCAGGCGGCTCTTTGGCCGAGCTGGTTTGACTGCGCAAGACCGCGAAGATGTTGAGCAGGAGCTTACGGTACGACTGCTGTGGCGATTGCGTTCCCTGCATCCCGGCAAGGACGCGCACCCTGCCCTCATCCCGTCCTTGATCCGCCACTGCGCCGCCAATCTCCTGCGCGACCGGCTGGCCCAAAAGCGATGCGCCCGGGTCGTCTCCCTGAGCTTCCTGGTGGACATCGGCGAAGCGTCGCTGGTGGAGCTGGCCCAGCTCGTGACCCAGGGCGAGTACGGGACCCGACTCGGCATCAACCCGCGCAGTGATGAGGAACGCGCGCGGCTCGCCTTTGACGTGCAGGAGCTTCTACCAGATCTGCCTGCGGAGCTCCGCGACCTGGCCGAGCAACTCAAGACTCGGTCCGTCTCGGAAATCGCCCGCGAGCAGGGAGTGCCGCGCACCAGCCTCTATGCCCCCTTGCGCCGGCTGCGCCAGCACTGCGAGAAGGTCGGGCTGAATAAATATCTGGAACGCCCTTCGTCATCTCGCCGCGCGCCCGGGTAAGTAGAGGGGTAGAGGCAGCTCATCCACACGAGGGCCCGGACATGACCGAGGACGTATACCGCTACACGTTTGCCCCGGACACACCGCTTGAAGAGGTGGAGGCATCGCTCCTGTTGGCGCTCCTGGGCGCGGAGAGCCTGCACGGCGAGGTCCAGGTCCGTCTCGACGCGGCCCAGTACTTCGACCGGGACCGCCGCGCCTGCGTCCTCGACGCCGCCACCGCGGTTGGCCGTGACCTCAATCAATTGTTCGTCGGCTACCTGCGCCGCGAGTTTGGCGCGGACTCTTTCCGCGTCGAGCGCGTCGTCGGCGAGAAGCCCCAGGCACCCAGGAGGACCACGAATGAGTCTACTGTCCCGCGTCCAGCGCGGGCGAACCCCGAGGCCGCCGCGACTGCTCGTCTACGGCACCGAGGGGATCGGCAAATCGACGTTCGCGGCCGGCGCGCCCAGGCCCGTCTTCATTCAGACCGAGGACGGACTGGACGAGATCGACTGTGCCAAGTTTCCGCTGGCGGCGACCTACGACGAGGTCCTGGCCGCGCTCACGGATCTCCGCTCCCAGGAGCACGATTACGAGTCGATCGTCGTCGACTCGCTCGACTGGCTGGAGCGCCTGATCTGGGACCGCGTCTGCCAGGAGTCGAACGTCAAGTCCATCGAGAAGGCCGACGGCGGCTACGCCAAGGGCTACACGCACGCCCTGACCTACTGGCGCGAGGTGATCGACCAACTCAACCTGCTCCGCGGCCAGCGGGGCATGGTCGTGGTGCTGATCGCCCACGCCAAGGTCGAGAAGTTCGAGGACCCCGAAGCCTCCGCGTACGACCGGTACTCGCCGCGCCTGCACAAGCATGCCGCGGCACTGATCAGCGAGTGGTGCGACGCAGTCCTGTTCGCGACCCGCAAGTTCCGCACCCAGACCGAGGACGCCGGCTTCAACCGCAAGCGAACCATCGCCCACGCTCTCGGCAAGGACGGCGGCGAGCGCGTCCTGCGGACCGTCGGCGGACCGTCGTGCATCGCGAAGAACCGTTACGGCCTCCCCGGCGAACTGCCCCTGTCGTGGGCGGCGTTCGTGGCGGCCCTGTCCAACACCCCCATTTCCAAAGGAGAGAATGCCAGTGGCTAATTTGCACGGGTTCGACGCCAACCAGGTCGAACCGACCACCAACTTCGAGCCCCTTCCGGCCGGCAAGTACTTGGCCGTCATCACCGACAGCGAAGAGAAGCCGACCAAGACCGGGACCGGCCACTATCTCCAGCTCACGTTCCAGGTTGTGGACGGCCCGTACAAGGGCCGCAACCTGTGGGCGCGGCTAAACCTCGACAACCCGAATACCAAGGCGGTGGAGATCGCCCAGGCGGAACTCTCCGCCATCTGTCGGGCCGTCGGGGTGATGGCCCCCACGGATTCGGTCGAGCTGCACAACTTGCCGCTGGTAATTAACGTCAAGTGCAAGAAGCGCGACGACACCGGCGAGCTGACCAATGAGGTCCGCGGCTACGCCAGGAAGGAGACGCCGCCGGCCAACAATCAGCCGCCTGCCGACAGCACGCCCCCCTGGAGGCGCTCGTGATTTTCGAGGTGGAACTGCCCTATCCGCCGTCCATTAACCACTACTGGCGGCGTGTGGGGGCGAAGACGCTGATCAGCCGCGAGGGCCGCCGCTTCCGCGCGAAGGTCGTGGCGATCCTCGCGGCCCTCCGCGTCCAACCCATGAATGGCCCTCTGGCGGTCGAGGTGGACATCTACCCGCCCGACCGCCGCCGACGCGACATCGACAATGTGCAGAAGGCCCTGCTGGACGCTTTGCAGCACGGCGGGGCCTACGCCGACGACAGCCAGATCGTCCGGCTCGCCCTCGCGAAGCGCGAACCCACCGAGGGCGGCCGCACGGTCGTCCGCATCCGGAACACCTGACCCATGCTCTTGCGACCCTACCAGGAGGCGGCCAAGGCCGCCGTCTACGATTACCTGCGCGCGCACGACGACAACCCGTGCGTGGTCATCCCGACCGCGGGCGGCAAGACCCCGGTCATGGCGTCGATCTGCCAGGACGCCGTCAGCCTTTGGGAGGGCCGCGTGCTGATCCTGGCGCACGTCAAGGAACTGCTCGCGCAGGCCGCGGACAAGCTCGTCAAGGTCTGCCCGGAGGTGACCTTCGGCATCTACTCCGCGGGCATGAGACGGCGGGAGACGGGCCGCCCGGTCATCGTCGCGGGCATCCAGTCGGTTTACCGGCGCGCCTGCGAGCTGGACGCCTTTGACCTGGTGATCGTGGACGAGGCGCACATGATCCCGGCCGAGGGGGACGGCATGTACCGCCAGTTCCTGGCCGACGCCCGCGTCGTCAACCCCTGCCTGCGCGTGATCGGCTTCACGGCCACCCCGTTCCGCCTGAAGACCGGACAGATCTGCACCCCCGACGGGATTCTGAACCGCATCTGCTACGAGGTCGGGGTGCGGGAGCTGATCCGGGACGGCTACCTGTGCCCGCCCGTGAGCAAGGCCGGCCAGGCGCGGGTGGACACCGACGGGTTGCACGTGCGCGGCGGCGAGTTCGTGGCCAACGAGGTCGAGGACCTCATGGACCAGGAGGCGCTGGTGCAGGCGGCCTGCGGCGAGACCGTCGAGCACACCCGGACCCGCAACGCGGTGCTGATCTTCGCCAGCGGCGTCAAGCACGGTGAACATATCGTCTCGGTGCTGAAGGCCCGGCACCAGATTGACTGCGGCTTCGTCACCGGCGGTACGCCGGTCGAGGACCGCGACCTGACGCTGGCCCGCTTCAAGGCCGGCGGCCTGAAGTACCTGTGCAACGTCAA